TCATCTTGAACCGAGCCGCCTCCCTCTCCTCCTCCGGAGAAAGCTCAACCTCCTCCGACTCCTTCGGCTGAGGCGGAGTCCCACTCCCTTCGGAGAATGACTTTACAGTTTCCTTCTTGGCGGCCTCAATGGCCTTCNTCCGTTCCTCCTCGATNAGCTCATCAGCCTTCGACCCTTTCACNGCATTGTAAAGAAGGTCGTAGGCACCGGGATGCGCTAANGCGTAAGGAGGAACCTGCTCCTCAAGTGCAGCAATCTCCTTCTCGAAACGGTCCCAGTCCTTGTANCGCTGCTGTGCGGCAAGACGCTGCGCAAGACGTGCAGAGTGCGCCGCAACACCAAGGACCGGTGCCGTCTTCTGACGGAAGAGACGGTCCAGCACAACATCGGGACGGTCAAAAAGAGCCGCCCTCAACTCGTCTGGTGTCAGCTCCCGCTCCGTCTGCGTCGGTTGGTTTTGTATTGAAGGAGGTGGTGTCGGGGGCGGTGATGGAGACCGCAGGGAGTCCGCCATCTCAGCAAGCTTCGTCAGCTTCTCCTCGACAGCCGCGAAACGGTCATCCCCGCTTCCGCCTCCTTTCTCCGCAAGGGACGAAAGTTGTTTGGCTAACGCTTCGATTTTAGCATTCAGTTCGTCTAGAGTAATCGGCATTCGTCTATTCCTCCTCAGATTTTGCCCACAGCCGAGCCGGGGCGGCNAACACCTGTTCTACGCAAAGAAACGACTGCTGCGCCGCAATGAACTCCTCAAGAGTCTTTGCGGTACGAAACGCGTTAAGGGACCGGTCCCGCACCTGCAGCAGGTAGTCCACTAGGTCCTCCCACTGGGGGAGCCGGAGAAACTCCTCCGCCTCTGGGCGCAACTCCACCCCTTCCGGGAGGAAGTGCTGTCTGCTGTAGCGCATTGACAACCTCCATCAACTCTTCACTGCGCAGCAGAAACGTCCGTGGATCCGGAACAGGCCACGCCTCGAGAATCCGCTTGATCAACTCAGAACCCTTCTCCGCCGCCGCAACTACAGCGGCCCGGGTAAGTGCCGGGACCTGTGGGTTCGTTATAGCAGTGGTAGCCTGAACCACCATCTGGTAGTACTGGGTAATCAGAGTGAACAACTGAACAAAAGACTCTCGCTCCTGGACAATGTTCTTCGTCGCAGTCGTGGCCTGTAAATTGATGTCCATNCCGTCTCGAACGCGNGTGGGTGGTTGTGTCATGAAAGNCAGGACCATAGGAAGACGGTCNCCAAAGAACGCCGCCAACTTCCTCACGGGACGGAACTGCTGATACAACTCTGTTGCTTGCAAGGCAAGCTCGTTGAACCCCACCCGAATGTTTCGAAGCGGGAGATCGAAGCGCCGCGCGGCTTCCTGAAGGAGGGACAAAGTGGATGTGGCAGTCGCACGCCACCCGACAACAGGAGACTCGCGACCGAGGGAATAGTCGGTGACACCGGCACGGCGCTCCGCATAGTCCCGCAATATCGCCTCGCGCTCTACGATGGAAGGGTAAATTTCCCCAAGTTGCTTGGGGATTAGGTCGTTCGCAGGATCGTCAAGAAGGACAACCTTCCCCGGATAAAGCTTCATCCCCGGGCGAATCTGCGGGTTCCCAGGACGGGCAGCCCAAATCCGTGTGTTCGCCACCGTTGCGTTGTCGGTAGCCTGGTTGTGAACCGTGGAAATGGCCTCCTCAAGCTGCTCCAACATCCCACAAAGACCAAGCCCCTCGACACGGCCCTCAAGAGGCCAGTAAGGAATGCCGATGAAGTAACGACGTCCGTGCCAGTAAGGGTGGTAAATGGCACGGGCAAACTTTCTCACTGCCGGGTTGAAGACAAGAATTATCTCCTCCTCAACACCATCCCCATCAATATCGAGAAGCCACGATATCTCATAGAGCTCAACTCCCTCAGGCATCACAGGAGCCTGCGTCCCAGCTGCAGTGTCCTTTGCCTCCTCTTCGGCAGTGCGCTCAATCCTACGCACCGTCTTCAGGTAATCCTCTCCATTGCTGTAAAAACCAAGCTTCATCCCCAGCTCGAAACGCCTCTTCGCAACCCAGTACTTCCGACCGAACCACCGTGCACTCTCCACGGATGTGGCATCGGAAGGCCAAAGACACCGCGCCAGTGGGATGAAATGGGGTGCCGGGCCCACATGAGCTTCGTAAACCTCGTCCANCTCCCCACCAGAGGTAGGATTGAACACAGTCGCCTTGCGCAAACGCTGTTCCCAAGGGACCCGAATCACCCCCAGACCGTGCTTCACGGCCTGATTGATCCAATCCGTAGCCACGGAATGGAGTTTCCAAGTGCGAACAGAATCGAACTCGATAAACTCCCGCCACAGAGGAGCCGCATCCTTCCAAGCCTCGTTGAAATACTCGACAAACCAGATCTTCGGGACGTTGAACAACGTGTTGTGGTGCCGTGCGAAAATCGCGTCCACAAAGGTGCCCACCAGAGGCACAACAAGGTTGGAAGCCTTCTCCCAAGGGAAGTTCTTCACCTTCTGCTTCGGCTGACCGAGATACAACTGTTCATGACGGGCGATACGTTCCCGAAACTCCTCAAGAGCCTCCTCCGCCCACCGGACTTCCTCCTCGATCTCCGAGAACAGACGGTCCAAATTCACTGTGGTAAGGTTGATCAACGCACACCCCGCAGTATGTCCGAAAGCAATAGAGACGTAAGGGCGAAGTCATAAGCCGGGTTGCCCTGAGACGGTCCCGCCGTGGCAATACCGCCACGCGTATCAGGGAGCAATGGGGGAGAAGGTCTCCTGGGAAGCAACAGACCCCCAAGAAGACCGTAGCGTCCCACCGTCCCGAACAACTTGGACAGGTCAGGAACCGCTGAGGCGGTGGTTTTTTCTATAAGGGGAGCCACAACACCTCCCCCGGGAAGTCCAACCGCCTCCGCCCCGGCAGTGTACATCGCTGGGCTGAAGGCAGACAGACCGCTTTCAGCAATCGCCGCTGCCGGCTCAGCAACAGAACCAATACCGAGTCTGGCAAGAGCGGAAGAGCCGATGAGCGAAGACAACCCCGGAACCGCCCCGGCAAGGGAACTCGCAATCCCACCAAGACCGCCGACGGCCGTCCCGAGACCAGAAGCAATCGCAGGGAGAACCGCACCCAACAGGAAATCGTCAATAATGAACACGAGTCACGACTCCTTTCTCCGACGCTTCGGCTTCGGAATCCTGGCACCAGACTTCCGCGCCTGAGACAGTGCTATGGCTACAGCCTGACGCTGCGGGTAACCGGAACGGCGCAACTCGGAGATATTCTCCGAAATCACNTTCTTGGAACGACCTNTCTTGAGCGGCATCTCTGTTTCACCNCCGTCAATAACCCGTCAGGGCCGAACGCTCCTTCAGAAGCTGGTCCTCCTCTTCACGGAACATCCGTTCCTCCTCNTCCGAGAAGGGCTCATACTGAAGCATCTGCATACAGTAGCCAAGACAGTCCAGAAGGTCNATGTCAGTCCCATCGGGNAACCGCGCCATCGAATCCTCCAGCAGAGTAATTACCTCGCGTAAACGGGAGGTAATGCCTTCGCTGGGAAGGTAGATGTAACCAAGGTTGAGATCATTCTGCAACGCGGAACGGATCCGCTCTACCTTGGACTTCCTCGTGGAAGTGCGAAGCTCCCGCACAGTGATCCACTGCCTGCGACGCCGACACTCCTTACGGAACACCCAAATCAGGAACTTCTGGAACGCAACCGTCTCCACCCCGAGAGGGTAATTCCAGAACCCCGCCAGCCGGAAAACAGCATCAAACATTTCGTCATGAGTCCCACGAGAAGCCCAGCCGTCAAGAACAAACGTCCTTCCCTTCCAGTCACGACAACACACAAGGATAGCTTTGCGCGACCCGTGGCGAACGTTCTCCTCACGCGCCGGGTCAAGGGCCATCACACCAACACACCGACTCACCGGCACCACCTCGATGGTCCCGTCTTCGTTATGAATAACGAGCGACAACTCGTTGGGACCGTTCCACCGCTGGGTGTATCGCTTCAAATTGGCGGGGTCCAACTCGACCGAACCCGCCGCACGGGGGTCGTTCTGATACTGGGAACGGAAATAGAATGGGTTGCGCTGCGCTATGGTGTTGAAGAACTCAAGAGAGAACTCCTCGGGAAAGATGGGCTTCCCGTCTTCAATGGCCTTGCGCTCGAACACTGTGTATCGATCGTCTTTAAGGTAACGGCCGTAAATGTCACCCTCCGCCCACCGAGTCCCTACGACTATGTCGAGATCCTTATGAGGGTTGACGAAAAGAGAATCCGCATAATCGACCCACTCAATAGTCTTCGCCATTACCTCCGACGACTCCATCGCCTTTTTGCCGATAAGGTCGTCCTTGATCTGCAACCTGTAGTGGCGCCCCTGTACGGCCCCGCCGACACCAATCGTCTCAATGGTCGCCTCGGGGCGGTTTATGCGACGCGGAACCAACATCTCCTGGGCGTTCCAACGCTTCCTTACCCCGCTGGGAGGGAGCAGCTCAGGGAAAAGAAGCTGGAACAACGGGTTGGTGTCAATCACCACCTCAATCCAGGAAAGGAAGTGCTCCGCACCGGTGGCAGTCTCGTTGGCAATGAGCATGGTGAGGTTGGCACCGGANAGGCCGTATAGGGACTTGTCTTCAATAAGAGGAGCAACGTCCGGGTTGGATAACTTCCCCGACACAGGAACCCGACCAAGGTCCTCCTGGATGAGAAGCCACATCGGGTAAGCCAAGGTGGCACAACTTGTCTTGTAATGCCCACGTGGAAGGAGGATCAGCTTTCTGGTAGCCCGAGGGTTCTGGAGAAACTCACAAACCGGGAGGTGCAACGATGAGGTTAGTTTTGTGAACCCCAGAACCGTTCGGGCAAAGTAAAAAAGAGACTTCCGGCAAAGCATGCGCTCCCGCGCAATATACTCCTCCTGCTCACTCAGCGAAAGCTCACGGAGCCGTTGCAATGAGTTCATAAGTCTCCTGCTGCGCCTGGTACTGCTGCTCCGTGATAAACACACGCGTCAACGTAAGATTCCGCGACGTGGTCTTTCGGTCGAACCCAGCACGGTCCAGAATCGAGTTGGCAGCAGCCAGCCGAGCCATGTCGTTGTAGCCACGGTCTCTAATCTCAGCAAGAGTGTCTATAGCTTTGTCCGACTCCTCCAGAAGTCTCCTATTGAGCCTGCTCCGCTCCTCCTCCAGCCGGTCAGCTAACTCC